CGAAGTTATTCCCGTTCGTATATTTGATTCCTTCTCTCTCAATCTGAAATCGTTATCATCTGGAACGGGGTTATCGAATCTAATAACAAGATTTGGGTCATATAACGGAGCCAATTTCTCATTAAACTTTTCTTCCATTAATTTTAATTTAGGAAAGATTGTTTCTTTTTGATAAGTATAGTCATTCGCATCTGCATTCGCTCTGTTAACATCATTAACCAGACCCAATTTAGAAGCTGGTACTCCATACATAGCCATTATTTCGTCCCGAACCTCTGCATTGATTTCTTTATATCCCGACTCTTTCATCTTTGAGCCCATTTGCTGATATTTTAACCCACCTTCAAGAATAGCCATCTTACCCGCATTTTTCTTACCCTTGTGACGCTTATCCCACATTTTAGTCATTCTGTCATATTCATCTGGTGTAAGGTTCGACTCTGTGCTTAACACTCCAGAAGGTTGGGCATTATTCATAAAGAAATGGATACCCCATTGCTTGACCTCATTGTTGAGGTCGATACCATATTGAGCCCCCCAAGTTGGCCCCGCTCCGTAATATAAATCTTCTGGGTTTGGGTATTTAAAATGAATGATTTCTTCTTCTGGAAAAGGAACAGGTTCTCCCTTGCCAGGAACTCGCATAACGTAACCTGCTATAAATTTTTCTGGACTTGGTACAACCTTAATCCAATTACTTGGAATGTTCCATAATTGAGTAGGTATTCCCAATACGTTACGAGGAGCCCACCAATAAGCATTTCCCGTCAACTCCATATTCAAGATGGTTATGACGAATAACTCATACCGATTGCTAAAAGGATTAACTCCATTGATTAAATCGAGGAAGGGGTGCTGATATATTCTTTTAAGTTCTTCTTCTTCTCCCACCTTAATAATTCTCTTAAAGGCTTGAGGTGTATTCGATGCCACACTCGTTGCATTCTTATTCGCACATGCAAAGACCCACGACTTGTAATTCTGCATCATAACATCATAATTCCGTGCATTGGGCTTACCATATGACTTTTCATGCCCCAACAGATGAACGAATGGCAATTTCTGTCTTATGGCATCTGTATCTATTGGGGTGTACTTATTGATAAAATCGAATATGTTGTTTTTTAGACCCATGATATTTTAAATTCCTTGCTTTTCATATACGGCTCCAATGCATAACGGCAAGCATCGGGCGAATGATTGGATTTGTCTAAGGGTATAGGCAATATTTCTTCGGTTATTTTGTCTTGTTTCCATCTGTAATTCCTAAAGTCTTTTGATGTATGAGGGCATCTTGGATGAATGATAATCTTTTCGAAACTTCTAAGGAATTCGATACCATCTTCAACGCTCCCCTTTCCTTTTTCCGCTCCTACTATGTTAAAGCCTTTTTTCCTTACATGGCTGATTGTCTCTGGTCTCGCACTATCCGCAATGATTCTCCATTCTCTAACCTCTGGTACTCTGTCAAAAGCTTCTGGTAAATCTTCAATCTCTACTTGATACCCATAAAATTCATAATCGATATAAAGGCATCTGTCCTTCATAAACATACGCACAAGAGCGGTGGGGTCAACGCTAAAACCCCAATCAGCACCATATAACAAGGTCGCATCTTCTGGGGTCTCGAAACTCTCTTCAAAGATTTTACCCTTGAAGATAAGAGCATCGGAATATTTCTTAAGTTCACCTTCCCAAACATGTAGGTATTTATCATAATCAACCTTTTTGTCGTATTCCATTTCCTGTTTAAGAACATTAGGAAAGAAACGATTGTCTTGCCACCCAATATGCTCAATGATTGAATTAGGCGGTGTATTCTCCACAAACTTCTGGTGAGTCGCACTATCTTCATTCTCTGGGTTATAGCTAATCCAAATTTCAGAATCTGGCTTTCGTATCGTTGGTATTAGAACTTCCCAAGAAGATTTGGAAACCCCCTCGGCTTCCTCAATCCAACAGATGTCAATGCCCTCTGTAGATTTGACCTCTCGTATATTCCGATACAACCCTTTAAATAGGAATTCGCTCCCTACGCTTGAGGTAATACTCTTTTCAGTAATTCGATATAAAGAACTAAGACCTAACTCATAAATCCTATCACTTAAAAGCTTGTGAACTGAATCTCTTATTGAGTTCTGAATTTCTCTTGCACATAGAATCCTTAAAGGTATTTCGCTCGCCATGATGGCTAACGCTTGAGCAAAAGAGAACGACTTCGCTCCCCCTCGACCCCCTTTAAGTATCTTGTATCTCTTCCTTGCACCGATTACTTTCTGAGCCTTCAAGGGCATGTATACCCCTGTCGGTACCTTTATAGTCGATATCTTGGAAGATGAAAGTTCTTGTTGGAGTGACGTTGATGGTGTCTCCAAAGCCTTCTCCTTCGTATTTGTCCTTTTGGTCTAGGTAATTCTTTCCTAAGAAAATGCACATCGCCGCACTTCTATCTGCCATCTTGAATTGCTTCTTTCTTAGGCTAACTTTTCCCTTCTCCCGCCCTTTACTTAAAGCGAGAGGAAAACGAGTTAAAATGGTAGATTTATCGCAATCAAAGAATCCTGCAATTTCTTGAGCCGTACACATTAAAGAAGCAAGGTATTCGACTTTATCTTCTGGAATATCAAGTAAAGGTCGTCCAGTCTTCTTCATTGTTATAAGTCTTGCTTTCACAATAGTTTGCATTAAATTCCCCCAATCGGAACCCGAATAACGGGGTTAAAATCAATCTTCTTTTTTCCCTTGGTCAGATTATGGCTTCTGTTATTTCGGTCAATCTTAACAATATCGTAGCCCCACTTCTTTTGGAGCATATTTAATTGTTCTATCTCCCTTTCGAAATTCCTATATGTAGCACACCCACCTTCTTCGGAAGAGTGCGTGGATTGTAGTCCGCTGGAATTAAATCCTTGATGTTTCGCTTCTCAGTTGTCCAGTTTATTGTTTTCATAAGATAAAAAAAGGGCTACCTAGAACCTATGCCTAAGTAACCCTTTGGGTTTAGTGAATTTCTTCACCAAAAATAAGTCTGAGAACAACACGGGAGTTGTTCCCTTACTCTTCAGAGTATAGCAATCTATGCCTCATTGTCAAGCACGAACAGCTTAATCTTTTTGCTCTTTTCTGTTGGCTTAAAAAACTCTTCTGTATTAAGGCAAGAAGGTAATTCAGCTAGCGAGAAACCTGTCTTTGGGTCGGTCAAGGTTATTGGGAATTGCTGTTCTCTGTGAAGTCGCACCATAACTTCAATGCTTCTAAGATTACTAAAATCAGCAACACAAGTGCCACATATAGGACAAACACAATCGCCAATGTACTTTTTAACATTAGAGACCAAGAAAGCCACCAGCAACATTTTTCTGAATTGCTTGAGCATGTTCTTTCGTTGTTCCCGGATAGCAAATAATTGCGACAACAGGTGCTTCGCCTTTAGGGTCAGAAGTGATATTAATAGTCGCACTCACCCATTCGCCATCATCATTAAAACTTGCACAGATTTCCCCCAACTTTGCGAATGCTCCCACAAAATCTTTTCCAAATTCTTCTCTTAGGTCGTTTGTTTTTGACATTTTCATTCTCCTTATATAACAGTTTTGTCTATGTTAATTTCTTTTTTTAAATGATACTTCCAACGCTTCCCGCAATCAAAAGTAACAATGATATAAGAATCTTTGCGACTCTCGACGAGGATTTCAATTTTCCCCCAGCCATGATTTATTATTTCTGTAATAAGTTGGCAGGCTTTAAGATGGTAACTTGTTGCTTCCACTTTTTACTTTCAATGTAATAAGCGTCACAACTATAAGAAAGAGTCCCCCTATAATCGCCACCCAAATTTCGCCAGTATAACTTGTTGGCGGGTTATTAATAACAACTTCGATTGTACTTTGTTCGCTTAAATCCATTAATAGCCCTCACCGAAAAACTTTTTAAAGAATCTTTTTAAAGGATTTTTTTCAACTTTGTTTTCTTCTGCTTCTACCATCCTTCGCATAACATCAGGAGGAGGATATAATTTTCTTGGATAGAGTTTTTTCTTTTCGATGGGAATATCAACTTTATTTTCTTGCTCATTCAAAGATTCTATTGTTGCTTCCCTCAACCCCTTATCCTGTGGATGCTCCAGAATCAATTTCTTTTTTTTCTTTTTTTTACTCACCTTAGCCACCAATCGTTTGTTTTGAACCAATTGACAACCTCTTCGAGCCCAGACTCCAGCGTGTACTTAGGACTCCACCCGAGGCTTCGTATACGCTCACAGTCAATCCCGTAACGCCTATCATGTCCTTTTCGAACCCTGTCATCTGGAATGTAAGTGATGCTTGGTTTGACTCCGAGAATCTCACAGATTTTGTTAACCACATCAATGTTGGCATGTTCTTGATACCCCCCAATATTATAAGTCTCTCCAATTTCCCCCGAAAAGATTATTGTTTCAATCGCACTTGCCATGTCTTCCACTCTAAGCCACATTCTTCTATGTTTCCCATCCCCATATAGGGGCAAAGGTCTATTCTCCAAGCAGTGTTTAATCCACGTAGGAATTGCCTTCTGTTGATGTTGAGCGTATCCATAATTATTTTCTGGGCGAACGATAACGATTGGAACTCCGTAGGTATTGTGATAAGCCTTACAGAGCATTTCACCAC